GGATTGTATAAAATATAATGAAGAATATAAGCAACAACGGTGGTTGATTTCCCACTTTGTCGTGGATATTTAGTAATAACAAATCTATTGTTGTGTATGGTATCTAAAAGTTCTTCTTGAAAATCCCAAGGAATGAAGGACTGTATACCATCATCTAGTGTTACAATTTTTACATAATTCTGAATAAAATACAAAGGGTCTTCTTGACACTTCACATATTCTTTGACTTGTTCTGGTGTAAATTGAACAGAAATATTTGCAGGTTTTAGATTTGGATTGCCTAGATATGATTCAGGTATCAGTTTGTCTGTCATTATCTATGACCTCTCCTTCGATTATATCATCTTTTTGAGAAGTTAAAAACTCTTGAAGGTCTTTTGTAGACCCAAGATAAATTGCATTGTTTGTAATGCTCTGTGCAGATTGATTGGTTTTGTCAAACTTCCTAATATCTTTCAACTTCTGGTGTAGATTTATTAGGTCATTATTTGCATCAGCAATTTGCTTCATTATAATGGCAGCAACTTCATATGCTCTCGGTGCTTCACCTTCACTTGCAACTTCAAGTATACCATCCAATGCACCTTTACCTGTATCAATAATTTCTCTTAGATTTTTCCTAACAGTCGTATAATCTTTATCGATGTGGGGGTTCTCGTTTAATGTGGCAGGATATTTATCCACTTCATCGTTGTGAACTATTTCTGTTGTTTTCTTTTGTTTCTTCTTTTCCAAATCGACATCAAGAGCATCAGACAATTTTTCGTCTACGGATTTCTTTTTCTTTTTAGCCATAATAAATTACCTCAATCAAACCAAGTGCTGTCAATGTCTTTGAATAATTCCTGTTCAACAACTGTTTCGTAGTTGTTTGGGTCGTCTGCATTATCACCAGTTACTCCTGCAATAAGTCGTGATAAATCCTTTTCCTCTGTTGTTGTATTATCATGGATGGCAGTACCCACTTCTAATATAACTTTAGAATCCCGAACAGGCCCATAAAAATAAGATTTCACTTCAAAGTTCAATGTCCAAATTATTGTTCGTCTTTCCTCTAATCCATCCTCATATAAATCTTCCGAATCTATTGAATTCAATATTATAGGAATGTCAATCTTTTTATCAATTTCTGTATAATTGATGGTGACTGTAAATTCTGGTGTAAAATATGGAAGGATTTGTTCTATAATTTTCAACCCAGTGTCCATATTCTTTGACATTACATATAAACCGAACTCTAATGTGTATGGAACTTCTGCATAACGATATAGAGATTCTTTTTTAGATGAATCGTATCCTGTTATACCCGCATCAGCATCGTGTATTTTCATCGTTTTCATTATCGTATTTCGTTTCCGTGAAGTATCATATGAATAATTGATTATGTCAAAACCCATTCTTGGTAAGGTAAGAGAAAATGCTCTACCGTCTTCTAATTCTCCATCAGAAATTCTATTATACCATTTTTGTTTAGGTGCATATGCAAGAGGAACACGAAGAATTTCATCGTTCCCCATATCAACATAGATGTCATTAAATAATGAACCAAAGGCAATAACCGTCTTTCGTATACATTCATGATAAAATGGTGTACTTGAAAACATTAGAAGTCCTCTCCGAATGGATTGTTCTCACTGAAATCTACAATATCATCAAGTTCCCATTCAATGTTTGTGTTGTCGTTGTATCCTGTATCTGATGATTCGCCAGGAGGGCCACTTTGGTATATGTTTGTGGTTGTGTATGTTGAACCAGATACGGTGTCATATAACCAAGATGCACCAGATGACTGACCCACAATGTCTGAACCAGTTGTAATCGTTCCTACCAAATCAGTGACACGCAAGGTAGATGATGTAGAATTCCACGAAAGAACCTTTGCAGTTGTAGTTCCTTGTGCCAACCCTTCACCCACAATATAGTCGAGTGTATTTGCACCACCTGTAACCATAACAAGGTCAATGGCAAAATCTTTATGCTCGTCAACTTCGTTGTCTATGTAATCAATACCTGTATCAATTTCTTCACCACTGTAACGGAACAATTCGCAGTTCATTTTATATGAATAATTTTTACCTAATTGATAGAATGGATTTTCGTGTTCTACGAATGTAATCTCAAACAATCCCTTGCTTAGTGGAAAATAAATTAAGTCGCCTTCTCTTGGTCGATTCGCACCAGTAATGGTTGTTTCTTCTTCTTGACCAGTAGCACCGTAAAATTCTTCCCACCCTGTAAGGCCGTAAGTTTCTTCCCACCGTCTTTTAGAAACAACAATAGTCATAGAATCTCTGATGTCTAATCCAAACTTTGAAATAAAATCTCCATCACCTTCAAATCCATCAACTGTTTCAATATACATTTCAACTTCTCTGCCGTCTGTAAATTTGTTTTCCACATCTTCACCAAATAATTCATCTTCTTCAACAGTTTCACGAAGAATATAAACCATATCATGACCATACATCTTGATAGATTCTATTGTAAGGTCTTCAAGGAGATTTTGTTCGGTTGGATTATACCGAGAAAAATATGGATTTGTGGCCATCGGAATTATCCTGTAAAGAAGTCAGTTGGAAGTTCGTATTTGTCTTGAATTTGTTCTTCAATAAGATTGATTTCTTCTTGTGCTTGTTCAAAAATTTCTGTTCCACTAAACTCCACACCACCTGGCAGTTGTAATCCACTAAATTTAGAAAGATTTTGACCCCATTGTCTTTTGAACAATGCAGTAACATACTTTTTCAATAAGATGTTGTTGTAAATTTCTGGAAATTGGTTAGGTGTATCTGGGTCATAAATGGATGCATAACATTCAAGTATGATAGTTGAACCAACTTCTAGGTCTGCTGACCAATCACTGTCAATATAAAGTCGATTTGTCAATCTATTGAATCTAACATTCTTATCAGGTTCTAACATTTGTTGCAATAAACGCAAGTGTTGTTGTACCATTGCCCAATGCCCAAGGTCTATTGATTGCAAACCATAAAAATCGGATAATGCCAGTTGGTATCTAACATCAAACATATTTGAAGCATGACTTGCAAATCCTATAGGATACATTTTCAAAATGCTCATAATTTGATTGTTAGTTACATCAATGAACTTATTATTATAATCATCTTCTGTTACGGTATGTGTGAGATATATTCTTTCTATACCGTCAAAGTGATATTCAACAAGCATCTGTAATGCATCATCCATTAAATCTTCAAGTTGACTTTCATCAACATTGATTTCCACTACGGGTTTACCTAACTTTCGTAGTGCGTATTCTTTTAGGTCAGTTCTACTGTCTATTGCCATATCTCTTTTTCCTCCGAATGTTCTTATATGTAGAAGAAATGCGAGAGCGACACATCAAATGTGGGACCTGTTTACGCAGTTGCAACTTCTTCTTGGGTTTCATTCGTTTTTTGTGCTGTTTCATCTTCAAGACCTTCAAATTCTTTGAAGATGAATCCGATGGAGTTGAGTTCCCTGACCGATAGAGTAGTATCTTTCCCCAAGTCGTCAAACGAGATTGTTTCCCATTCAATTTCAACTTCTTCTTGAAGAAGATTTTCAAAGTCTTCTGCAAACTTTTGTTGATTTTCTTGGGTAAAATTGTATGAAGGGTTCGCAGGGTCGGATTCTTTAATAATATCACCATATTCTTCAACCAACTTCTTTCGGGTTGTGTCAAGGTTTGTATACTCCTCGTTCAACCGAGTAATCAATCTTGTTAGTCTGAATGCTACCCGAATTGGTAGTTTTTGTTCCACAAGCAATGCTAAAATGTTGCTTGCACCATAAATGTTTCGTAAAGTTACTTTCATAATATAATCTCCAATTTTCTGTGTTCTGAAAGATGTTGTCTATCACTCTATTTATACATCCTTTTTAGGATACTTTTTCTTGACTTGTTTTCTAATCTCTTGAATTTCTTTTATTTTCTTACTGCGACCTTCTATGGTATGTTCCCACAAGGCAACTATCAGGTCATCAATTGGTGGATATTCTTCTTTTCTTTTTTCTTGATATGGCCTTTGATTCTTTTGAAGTTCTATGGTTTCTTCTTGGTCTTTTCGTAATTCTTCTTCCCATAAGTTTCTAACGGATATTAGGTCTTTCAATCTTGATATTATTTTGTCGCCCAGATGCCAAGGGACTTCTTGATGGAAAACTTTCAGACCATCAGAAACATAATGATGTTTACCCTGTTCATAGTTTCGTCTTTCCATTCCCTGTGGTAGTGAATATTTTGGAAATATTTTTTGGAAAAGTTTTATTGAAAATACTTCTCCGTTTATGATTATTTTATTATCGGGTCTGTGAACAAATGTGGTCATTATTGCATTTTGACCTTAACTATATTATCGTTGTTCGTAGTATCTATCCAAAAACCACCTATGGGCATATCACTTGGCGCAGACCCTGCACTAGTTGGTAGTCCATAAGTTCCGTGTTCGATGCTACCATCTGCCAGGCTGCCCATTCTCATACATATCTTTTGTTCTCCATCACCTTCATCATAAAAATCAAGGGCCCAAGCAGTTCTGTAATTGTTCAATGTCAATTGGCTCGCACCACTATAATCTCTGTAATAATGACTATCAGTTGTTGAAGTTTCAATATGTAAAATGTTACCATCTCTGTTTGAAAATAATGTGTATGCGTTTTCTTCTCCACCACTCGTCCCAAAAGCATCTATATTGCTACTGTTTGCAGAAGTCATTATGATGGTCGGTGCTGTCGAATCGGTTGTTGCCTGGTCTAATAGAATAGTTGGATATTTGTCAATGATTGATATATGAGCAGGTGGGTTCATAAGTGTACCACTACCTAATCTCATATTATTGCCGCCAGGATAATCAACACCAGTTGGGTCGCCACCTGTGTAATATTCGCTGCCGATAACTATTTTACCTTCGGTGTAATAGTTGCTTGCATTATACATCATTCCACTTGCTGATTTTACATAAAATGTTGGAATGTTTGCTGTAAGTGGTGTTTCTGTTATATTGTGGCCTGAATTCTCAATCCAACCGCCTTCGGCGCCGGTTAAACTCTCGCACAAAATAGAAAATTCATCATTGTTTTCATCTCCTGCCTGGATTTTCAAACCACCACCATCACCCGTATTGATATTTCTTAATACAAGAACAAATCCCCTGTTGCCACTTCCTGAACCTTCCATAAAATCCCACCTGCTATGACCTTCAAGTTTTATTGCAGAAACACTCCACGAATCAGTTGATAATATACCAACATCAGCGGTGACACCGTCACCGCTTGGCTCATCAACACCAACATCCCATAAACTGTTTATGGTTCTTGTCGGAGCATCAACCGACAATCCAACTCCTGCGTTTGCAATATCAGATGAAATTGTACCCGAATTAATATCAATACCATCTCCTGCGGTGAATAAATTACCATCTATGTCTGTCCAATCTTTATCAATTTTGATAATACCCGAATTAATATCAATACCATCTCCTGCGGTGAATAAAGCACCATCTGCCTGAAGTGTATCAATATTAACATCAATTATTCCACCTGTAGTTGCATCAACAATTGTAATATAATCACCGGGTTGATATAATGTTGCCCAAAGGGTATTCACATCTACAGAAATATCATTACCATTTACTATGATAGAATTGTCTGTTGTTTGTGTGATAGAATCTAAAGTTTCAAAAAGAACCGTTCCATCTGTATCAAGATTTAGAAATTTTCTGTTATTTATATCCTCAGGCCACACTGTACCACTCGGTAGGGTGTAAGAATCAACAGAACCTGTTGTTCGACCTACTTGAATTTCACCATTAACAGTTAATTTAAAGTCACCATCGGTTATTTCTTTTTCAAGAATCATACCCGTTTCTGTGATTAGGTCGTAACTATCATTTGAACTTGAAACAGAAACATTAAATTCTAATTTTCTGTTATTTGTGTTCGGTCGCAAATCAACAATAAGTGGTTTAAAGTTTTTATAAACATTAGTTTCGTTATCATAATATAGAAGGTGGCCGTCAACAGCACCTGGCGTATCTATTAGGTTGCCGGGGACTGGAATTTTAATTGCACTATATGAAGATGATGCCATTATTGTTTACTCCTGTTTCTCATTTTATTATACTTCTATATGTATGTAGGATTATTGCTACAAATTGGCAATTCCGAATCAGCAGTCCAAGAATATCCAACTGAGGAACTATATGGTGCTTGTTTGTTTGCATATATTCCGTTTATGTTTGCAGATGCTACAAATTTTCTTGTACTGTTATGAAGAATTCCTAAATTAGAAGGACGATTATTACCACCAACTTCTATATCAAACATACAGATTTTTGGTGTTTTAATTTTTGTTTCTTTGAAAGCAACATTATCTGTAATACCATAACACTGTTTTCTGCCATCGGTTATGATTTGGTTATATTCTTCTCCAATTTCATAATATCGTTGACATTGTCGTAATACTTCTCTTGGGTCTTCTGGAATATATTCAGTGATGTTATCATCTCCTACAAATTCTAATTCAATTTGAACTTGCGATAAACTCACAACACCTCTATAGATAAAATCTTCACTCACACCATTACAATATCCACCCACACAAACTGAATTATCACACTCAATACCTGTTTCAAATTCTTGACAAACGCCAGGTGCCGGTGTTGTTGTAGTCGTTGTGGTAGTAGTGGTAGTAGTGGTAGTTGATGTTGTTGTTGTAGATGTTGTTGTAGAAGTTGATGAACTAGATGAACTTGAAGATGTTGTTGTAGATGTTGTTGTAGATGAACTTGAAGATGAACTTGAAGATGAACTAGATGAACTAGATGAACTTGAAGATGAACTAGAACTACTAGAACTAGATGATGAACTAGAACTACTAGACGAAGATGTGGGACAGTCACAATACGCCTCATCACAATCCACATCTTGCGTAAAACAACAATCCGTCATAGTACACTCAGCTGTCGAAGGAGTCCATTCTTCCTTGGCGCCGTCACAATCATACTCACCGCCGATAAAAATGCAATTGTCCATATCACAACAACAATATAAATTTTCGTCATAACCTTTGAAATCACATGTAGGGGGCTCCCAATCATTGGGGCACCCGTCACAAACTTCCCAGCCATGACCGCATCGCGGATTGTCGACAAGGACAGACCCACAAACATAACAACATCCACTATTAGGATTAGGACAATCAACTGATACACAAGTACACCTCAACTCCCTCGCCCAATATGGACAGTTATGGTTTGCGTCATCACATTGGTAAATCCATTCCTCATCTGGGCAAGCAACAATACTCCTACTTTCGTGTGGAAAACATCGAATGTCTGTTTGGTTATATGTCCAAAAATATAAACCCAAGTAAGAATCATCACCGATTATTTTATCTTTGACAGAAGGAATTCCAATAGAAACTTCATATTGTTGCCATTCCCTTGTTAGGTCTATCATAATCATTGGTGATGTAAATTCATCACTCACACCATAATTAATTATTGAACAATTTTCATCAGTAGTACAGTCTTGAATGTCTGGAATCATTGTGCTTGTTGTTTCTGCAACCCAAATACCATTCAAATTGTTTGTGCAATGATTGAAAGTGTCACCATTTATCCAATCATATGAATTTAAGTGAGGATATACACAGAGTCCAGTTTGTTCACCGTCATACATTCCTGCACAATCTGGATTTGGAGGTGGTGTAGTGGTAGTAGTCGTTGTAGTCGTTGTGGTAGTAGTGGTAGTAGTCGTTGTGGTAGTAGTGGTAGTAGTCGTTGTGGTAGTAGTCGTTGTAGTCGTTGTGGTAGGTGGTGGAGGTGTTGTAGGTGTTGTTGTAGGTGGTGGAGGTGTTGTAGGTGTTGTAGGTGTTGTAGGTGTTGTAGGTGGTGGAGGTGTTGTAGGTGGTGGAGGTGTTGTAGGTGTTGTAGGTGTTGTTGGTGTTGTTATAGGTGTTGTAGGTGGTGGAGGTGTTGTAGGTGTTGTAGGTGTTGTTGGTATAATTGACAAACAACTGCATGCACAGCAGTCGTCCTTGAGCCAATCGTTCCAATCGTCCCAACCCCACCCATCTGCACCACACTCCTCTGTGGGTACACAGCACTCATCACCATCCTCTCCCTGCATGCCATCACTACATACAAGATATGAACTACCACTTGATTCACATCCACTGGTATCTATATAATCTGGTGGGTCAACTATCCCATCCTCGCCGCCGAAAAATGAACTACAATTAAAGGTGCAACACTTCCCTTCTAAACAGTTATCCGAGCAACCGCAGGCGCATCCGCTGCCCGAGCAAAAGAAGCAGCCAATTCCCCATTGGGGGTCACCATCGCCGCGGGTGTCATCCACATCGCTGCAACAAAATCTTTCATCTATTTGTCCATCGTTTGATAACTGTTGTCTTTCGCAATTTGTTTTGTTTGTATGTTGATAGCATATAGAAGTTGATTCTGAAGTTGGACAACTAGAACTAGATTTATCATCTGGATTGTTACACTCAACATCACAATTGGTTTCTAGTGTGTCTAAAACCCATAAACAACTGCTAACATTTCCCGCACCGCCTGCCTGACAACATGGATGATTTCTTGCAGTATCGGGACAAACATTAGGAGAGCATCTATAACACCCTCTCGAAATTTCATCATCTACAGTTGACCATTCTGTTGTATTGCAACAAATGCAAGTACCGTCAGGGCCAACAAATGATGGATTGGTTTCTACTGGATTTGGATGAACTCCAAAATTTTGAATAAAATTTATGCCAATTTGACCTGGCTTTGTACCTCTTGCCCAGAAAGATAAAACTATATTGTCGTTTGATATAGTTCTGACATCATTTATTTTTTGATGAAAGTTACAATAACCAACTCCTGCTCCATCGTGAAGATATTCAAAATGGCCTTGAAAATCTGTATAATATTGTGGATGGTCTGGAATTTTCTCCTGCGAATCTGCAATATGTTCCACTCTCCTGACACAAGAATTGCCAGATGAATAATATTTTGAAATCCTTTCAGATATTTTATTTCCTCTTTGGTCTAAAGTTTCCTCTGATATAATTGGTTTGTGTGTTTCTTTTATCCATCGGTCAGCAGTATATTCACTTACACAACCATCAAACTCCGTACCTCGTTGCCATATATCAAATCCACCGTTGATTATAAAATTTCTTCTTTCAAGGGGTATTTCAATATCTTTACAACAATTACCTTCAAACGCACCTTTTGCTGATTCGGTTGAACGAATAATCCAATTCAAATTCGCATGGGGCATATCATTATCAAAAGTTTCAACATATCCTGCACCAGATGATACATTACGAAAAGGTGAACCAGAAGGAACAATGCCTGGGCTGTTGCCTCCAGTTATATTAGTAACAACCGACAATTCTGATTCAGAAGATGTCCCTCGTAGTATGTTAGAACGAAGGTCAGGAACATTAAACTCATCTCCACTACCACCAAACGCATATCCAATCTGTTCAAATAAATCTGGATATCCGTTTGTAGGATATTCCAACCCGTCACACACCAACCAACCACTCGGTAGAGTTTCTTTTGTTCCTGTATATGCACGAACTGTTCCTGCGGCCATCAAGTCACTAAGGTTTACATCACATTCTGCATCATAATAATATCCAACATAATTGACTACCATATCGTGGTCGTTCATTCCAATAACAACAGATTTGACTACATTATTCACACCACTTGGCGGAATTTTTGTAAATGTACCAACATCATTATCGGACAAGAAATATACATTACCAGATTCGGTATTCAATCCTTCAATTTCACCAAAAAGAACAACATCTATTAAGTCATCACCATCAACATAATCATAATCTACAACACCTAAGGCCTCTGCCTCTCGAATCGTATTTGCTTGTGCTTTTATCCAAGCACCATTACCACTGCCATCTTCATTGTCTTTCCAACGAACAACATCACCATGAAACAAATCAATACCGGCCTGGTTTCGGTCAACATTTCTTTCTCTAATAGACCGGCCTCGCCAGGTGTTGTAAATATTTGGAATTGCACTGTTATTCATATTATATTGGCTCCGGCACAGTTTCTTCTAATCTGTAAATGTCAGCATCTGCTTCGTAATCAAATTTCAATACACAACTTCCTCTACCACTACATCCTGCTTCAATAACAAAGGAAGAATTATCAATCTTATTACTATCTATAACAATATCAACAACCTCTGTTGAAGAACCATCAGATTGTAGTTGAACATCCTCAAGAATACCCACAGATACTTGACAAGGAGAATGTTTGTTTGTTTGGAATCTAACAGTATCTCCAAACGAACCAGTTACAGAATCAAATGGGTCTGTCACAGAAATGCTATTACAGTCGGAAGATTCATAATATAATCTACACTTTTCTAATGTTTCTTGATATGGTATTTTGTGATATTCATTTGAAACAATACCTTTTTCTAATTGAAATGATGCAAGAGATAAAACTCCCTCATAAGAGAATGGATTATAGAAACGATTTCTACAAGATTCACAGTTTGTTCCTGTCACACATTGAGTTGATGGGGGAGGATAGTTTGTTCTTTCGTTTGGAGGAGCAACTCCAAAACCATCGGCCATCAAGCATTCACCATCATTAAAATAAGTCCAAATTTGAATTGCCAAATAATCATTGCCTGCATTGCCAATAATTTTTCCATCAATGCTAGGAATGTCTAACACCACTTCGTATTGTGTCCATTCTGTATTTACTGCAATAGAAATTGGAGAAGAACATCTATCAGGTGATATGCTATAATCGTGGTCATATTGGCTATAAACATCAGAAGGAAAGAAATGGCTGGATGTATAATTTGTACATATTTCTTCCGTTACATTTTCTTTATAATCATAATAAATGTATGAAGTCCCACCATCATCACCCATCCGTGGATATACACAAGTTCCTAATATAGTGCTTGCACTTCCTTGAGGTAAACTACATCCTTGACAATCTGGTGGTGGTGTTGTTGTAGAAGTTGATGTGGAAGTCGTAGTCGTTGTTGTGGTTGTGGTTGTAGTCGAAGTTGAAGTCGTAGTCGTTGTTGTAGTCGAAGTCGTAGTCGTAGTCGTTGTTGTGGTTGTGGTTGTAGTCGAAGTCGTTGTTGTTGTTGTTGTAGTGGAAGTCGTAGTCGTTGTTGTGGTTGTGGTTGTAGTCGAAGTCGTTGTGGTTGTGGTTGTAGTCGAAGTCGTTGTTGTTGTTGTTGTAGTGGAAGTCGTTGTTGTTGTTGTAGTCGAAGTTGTTGTTGTTGTTGTAGTCGAAGTCGTTGTTGTTGTTGTAGTCGAAGTCGTTGTTGTAGTCGAAGTCGTTGTTGTTGTTGTAGTCGAAGTCGTTGTTGTTGTTGTAGTCGAAGTCGTTGTTGTTGTTGTAGTCGAAGTTGTTGTTGTAGTGCCCTCACAATCAAATTCAGAACATTCTTCTCCTAAAAAAAATGTAACACCCAAACAGCAAT